GAGTTCGGCCTGGCCGTGACCGATGGGATCCGGGGACCAATGGGCGTCATGTGCCGCGAGTACCTGGCCCTCGGGACGCTGGTCCTGATCTCCGACGCCGGATTCGTTCGGCGTGATCTGCACTACTTCCAGCTCGGCGTGAACCGGCTCAACTGGTTCCCCGAGTTCGAGCTCCCTGGCGATCGCTGGGATCGGCTCGAAGTTCAACTCCGGCCGCACCACGCCGGAGCCTACATTTTGATCACTGGGCAAAAGCCCGGCGACGCCGCCCACCGGCTCAGCACGAACGAGCTCCGGGCGCTCTACCAGGACTGGGCTCAGGAGCTCCGGAAGCTGACCAGGCTCCCGATCCGCTTCCGCCCTCACCCGATGGGTCCGGAGGCTCGGCCCGACGGCCTGGAGACGATCCCAGGGCTCTCTCTCGCCGAGGAACTGGCCGGCGCTCATGCCCTGGTCACCTGGAACTCGACCACCGCGACCGACGCCCTGATCGCCGGGACTCCGGCCTTCGTGCTCGGTCCGAACGCCCAGGCCGAGGAGCTTGCGAACACCGAGCTCCGCTACATCGAGCGGCCCTACTTTCCGAACGACCTGGTCCGGCGGGCCTTTTTCAACCGGGTCGCCTATGCTCAATGGACCCTTGAGGAGCTCCAGGACGGCACAGCACTCGAGTTCACCCTGGGGGCTATAGCCTCACAAGGGGCTCACGGCGATCTCGCAACATGAGGGGCCTGGATGCGTTCCAGCTCCTCCAGCGGCTCGACTTCAAGCACGTCCTCGACATCGGGAGCGGGGCCGGGATCCAGGCCGAGCTATTCCGCCAGGCCGGGCGGCGGGTGACGACGATCAGCCTGGTCGAGCCGGCGGACATCCTGGGCGACTATCTCGAGACGGCTTTCCCGTTCCGCTTCGATTGTATCTGGGCGAGCCATGTCCTCGAGCACCAGGTCAACCCCGGCCGCTTCCTGGCGAAGGTCCGCGACGACCTGGCCGAGGACGGGATCCTGGCGATCACGGTCCCGCCGATGAAATCGACCATTGTCGGCGGTCATGTCACGCTCTGGAACGCGGGCCTCCTGCTCTATCACCTGGTCCTGGCCGGCTTCGACTGCTCCGACGCCAAGGTCAAGAGCGCCGGCTATGACGTGAGCGTCGTCGTCCGCTACAGCCCGGCCCGGATCCCCGACGACCTGGTCCAGGACTCCGGCGACATCGAACGCCTGGCCCACTTGTTCCCGCTCCCGGTCTATCAGGGATTCAACGGGGACATCCTCGAGCTCAACTGGAACACATAGGAGCCGCTTGTGATCACTTTCAACACGACCGTCGGAGATCCGGCGGCGAACAGCTACGCCACGGTCGACGAGGCGGACGAGTACCTGACCCAGGGCCGGCTCCATGTCACCGCGAGCTGGACCGAGATGACCGGCCAGCAAAAGGAGGCCGCCCTGATCTGGGCCGCCCGCGAGGTCGATCTCTACGAGTTCGTCGGCTCGATCCTGACCACCGACCAGGCGCTCCAATGGCCGCGACTTAATGCCTACACGCACGACGGCCGGCTGGTCGCCCAGGACGCGATCCCCCAGGCGGTCAAGAACGCCCAGGCCGAGCTCGCCTACTTCCTGGCCCAGGCCGACCCGAGCGGGATCCCGGCCGGCGAGGCCTTCGAGAAGGTCAAGGTCGGCCCGATCGAGGTGACCATGCGGGACCAGGCCGGCTCGGGCGAGGTCCTGGAGCAAGCGCCGCCCGACGTCCGGGCGATGCTCAAGCGCTACCTCAAGGCCCAGGGGATCCGGATCCCCTTGATGAGGGGCTGATCATGGCGCTCCTCGGGACCCTCAAGTCGATCGTCTCCGGCCTCCTGGCGACCTACGGCCGGCCGATCACGATCGTCCGCGTGACCAGCACCTCGAACCCGGTGACCGGCGTCGTGACCAAGGTCAAGACCAACGTCGACGCCTTCGCCTACTTCGACCAGGTGACCCAGTACAACGCCCCGGCCGGCGCGATCGTCGAGCTCAATGACGTCCTCGCCTACATCGACACCGAGCTCACGATCCGCGACCAGGTGACCCGCGAGGGCGTGACCTGGAGCGTGATCCACGTCGACCCGGTCGAGCTCGAGGGCGGCGTCGCGATCTGGGTCGCCCTGCTCAGGAGATAGCCATGCCCGACTTTTCGACCCAGATGAACAAGATCGCCGACCACATGGGCGAGCGCCTGGAGTTCGTCGCGAGGGGCGTGATCCTGGACCTGTTCGCGAACATCATTTTCGACACCCCGGTCGACACCGGGCGGCTGCAAGGGAACTGGCAGACCAGCGTCGGATCCCCGACTTCGACTCCGCTCGACCGCAAGAACGCGGCCGTCACGATCCTCGAGGTCCAGTCGACGGTCAAGGGCCCGGATCTATACTTTTTTACGAACAACCTGCCCTACGCCGAGCGGATCGAGTTCGACGGCTGGAGCCATACCAAGGCCCCGGCCGGCATGGTCCGGATCAACATCGACAAGACTGAGCAACTGCTCAACAAACGAGCGAGGGCCGCCCGATGACCGTGCTCCAAATGGACGCCGCCCTGATCTCCGCCTACCAGGCGCTCGGCCTGGCGCTTCCGACCAGTTACGACGGCGAGGAATTTACTCCGCCGGCCGACGGTTCGGACTGGGCTCGCTGTTCACAACTGCCCAGCGGGACCACGGTCCGGAGCCTGGGCGTCGCCGGCCGGGATAATCACCGGGGCATTTTCCAGATTGACTACAACACCGAGGTCGGATCCGGCCGGGCGGTCCTCCTGGGCTACGTCCAGGCGACGCTCGACCAGTTCGTCGCCGGTAAGGGCTTCACCTCCGGCGGCCAGCTCGTCCGGATCCGGAGCTCAGAGCGCTCGAATGTAAGGGAGGCGGACGGCTACCAGCGGGCCACCGTCTCGATCTACTGGGAGGCCGACACAATCCGGCCCGCTTTTTAAGCACTTAGGAGGATAGCAATGACAACCGTCGCGAATGGGTCTCAAACCCGACTTTATTACATCCAGGAGGAGATCGACGGGACTATCCCGGCGACGACCCCCCAATTCAAGCCGATCCGCTTCAATACCTCCGGCATGAGCCGCGAGACCGTCCAGATCGACTCGAACGAAATCAACCCCGCCCGCCAGCGGCCGGTCTCACGCCAGGGGACCTATCACGTCACCGGCGAGATCGTCGGCGAGATGAGCTTCGGCTCGCACGAGGACCTGTTCCTGGCGGCCCTCCAGGCGGCCGCGTTCGCGAGTCAGGTCACCGTGACCGCTGCGACGATCTCGGCGGCGGCGGTCGATAACAGCTACAGCGACTCGGGCTCGGGCTTCGGCTCGTTCGTCGTCGGCATGGCGGTCAAGGTGACCGGCTTCACCGGCAACGCCGTCAACAACATCGCCTACGGCGTGATCGAGACGGCTGCGGCCGGCAAGATCACGATCGCCGCACCCTACGGCGACGTCATTGTCGACGAGGCGATCGGCGACACCGTCACGATCGCCGAGTTCGGCGACTCCGCGATCGTCGGCTCAACGATCCCGACCTTCGCGGTCGTCGAGTACCACTCCGACATCGACCAGGCCTACGTCTATCGGAATTGCCAGGTTAACGGCTTCACCCTGGCCGCCCCGATCGACGCGGCCGCGCTCCTGACCTTCCCGGTCGTCGGCCTGAGCGCCGAGGAGTACACCTTCCCCGGCGACGAGACCTTCGCGGCTGCGACTGCGACCGACATGATCGTCACGACTCAGGGCGGATTCTGGGAGGGCGGCGACGCGATCAACTACCTCACCGACTACAACCTGACCGTCACCAACAACCAGGAGCCGCTCAAGGTCCTGTTCCAGCGGGCCGCCTACGCGATCCAAAACGGCCGCTTTACAGCGTCCGGCTCGATGACGGCGCTCCTGCCCGATGGGACCCTGTTCGCCAAGTACCTCAACGAGACCGCGACCGATCACCTGGTCCACCTGACCGAGGCCGGCGCGAGCTACTGGTTCCGACTCCCGTCGGTCCGCTACACCCAGGCCGACAAGGCCGTCGCCGGGGAGGGCGCGATCCTGCCCAGCTACACGATCTCGGCCGGCTATGATGGCGTCTCCGGGTCGACCCTCCAGTTCTATAAGTCGGTTTAATGACGACCAAGAACCAGGGCACGGAAGCCAGTAAACTCGATAGGGAGCTCCTCGAGAAGGGGAGCAAGCTAACCCTCAAAACAGTCGACGGGAAAGACTCCGACGACTGGGTCGTCGTGCTCTCAAAATGGGCGGATCCCGTCCGCTTCGAGCTCGACGACAGCGAGCGCGAGGGCCTTCAACTGATGGCCCGCGAGGGCAAGATTAGCGCCAAGGATCGGGGCGACCTGATCCGGCGCTGTCATGTTCGCATGGTTGCCGGCTGGGGCGGGCCGGGCTTCGAGAGCCTGGAGTTCAACCAGGAGAACGTCGAGGCCTGGATCCGCGACAACCCGCAACACGCGGAGGCGATCGACGCCCGCTCGGGAGCTGATCGTTTTTTTACTTGTGCCAGCGTCGCCTCCTCGACTGGATCCGGTACGAGAAAAGGCTCAACGTAAGAGCCCCGAACTCGACGCGGAGCTACAAGCAGATGCTCGTCGGGGCCTGGAAGCGGACCGGCAAGATCCCGCCACAACTGGCGGATCACCCGGCCCAGCCGGAGCACCTGGCATACTTGTGGCGCTGGTATAACGAAATACCGAGCCCGCTGATCTGGTCCGAGATCCGGGCCTGGTCCGAGATGTCTGGACACCGGCCCGAGCGCTGGGAAGGTGTTCTTATGATGAGAATCGACGAGCTAATGAGGTCCTGAGCATGGCGAACGAAGTCGGCACAATTACAGTCAGAGCGGACACCCGCGAGGTCGACAAGGGGACCCGGTCGCTCCGGCAAATGGGCGAGCAGTCGGGCCGGACTGAGAAGCAGATCGGCAAGGTCGAGAAGGCCAGCGGCAAGCTCGGCCGGACTCTCGGCCGCCTGGCCGGCGCGATCTCGGTCGGCCTGTTCGCTCGGAAGGTCATCGAGAACACCCGCGAGCAGGAGAAGGCGGTCGCCCAGCTCAACGCGACGCTCCGCTCGACCGGGCGCTATAGCGACGAGACCAGCCAGGCCCTCCAGAACCAGGCGGCGGCCCTGCAAAAGCTCACGACCTACGGCGACGAGTCGATCATCACCGCCCAGAGCCAGCTCCTCACCTTCAAGGAGCTCGGGAACGAGGTGTTCCCCAGGGCGACCCAGGCGGTCCTCGACATGAGCGCCAAGATGGGGACCGACTTGAACGGCGCGGTCATCCAGATCGGCAAGGCCCTGAACAGCCCGATCGAGGGGATCTCGGCCCTGACGCGGGTCGGTGTGACCTTCTCCGACTCGCAAAAGGAGATGATCAAGACCCTGCAAAAGTCGGGCGACATCCTGGGCGCTCAGGAGATTATCCTCAAGGAGCTCGAGAGCCAGTTCAAAGGATCCGCCGAGGCCGCCCGGAACACCTTCGGCGGGGCCCTCACGGCCGTCTCGAACGCTTTCAACGACCTGCTCGAGGGCAAGGGCGGCACGATCGGCGGAGCAACCGAGGCGCTCAACCAGCTCGAGGAGACCCTGGCCTCGCCGGAGATGGTCGCCGCGTTCCAGTATTTGATCAGCGCGATCGCGACCTCGGTCGAATGGCTCGCCAAGGGGACGAAGGGCTTCGTCGACTTCGGGACCGGGATCGGCGAGTTTTTCGGCAAGCTCATGAACGGCCCGACGATCGACGACCCGGCCGGGATCCGCAAAGAGCTCGAGTATTCGCGGCGAGAACTGAAGCAGAACGAGAACGCCTGGATCCAATGGGGAGCGGCCGAGTACAACGATAAGATCCGGGCGCGGATCAAGTACCTCGAGGACATGCTCGCGCTCTCCGAGGAACTCAACCGGAACAAGCCCGAGCCTGGCGCTCCGGCCGCTCCGGAACTGCCCAAGATCGCCGGCCTCGACAAGCCCGAGGATCCGGACGCGCTCCTGATCACGGTCGACAACAGCAAGCTCAAGGAGCGCCTCGCCAAGCTCTCGGCCGAGCTCGCCAGCGACCTCCGGAAGATCGGCCAGGACGCGAGCCGCGAACTGACCGACGCCCTGGCCGAGACCTCGGCCGAACTGGGCGGGCCGGCGGCCGAGGCGAACCTGGCTTATGCCCGCTCGCTCGAGGAGATCGACAACTGGGAGAAGGCGCTGGTCGTCTCGAACCAGCTCACCGCCGACAAACAGGTCGAGCTGAATCAACTCCGCGAGAACGCGGCCCAGCTTAACGCCCAGGAGCTCGAGGAGATCCAGGCGCGGATCGCGGCCAAGGAGGCCGAGCTCACGCCGACCGAGCGGCTGATCGAGTCGCTCCAGCTTGAGCTCGACCTGATGAAACTCGGCGCGAACGAGCGCGAGCGCGAGATCGTCCAGCGCCAGCTCGCCGGCGAGGCGACGGCCGGCCAGCTCGAGCAGATCGACGCCTTGATCCTCAAGCGCCAGGAGGCCCAGCGCTCGATCGAGACCCTCGACGAGATCCGGGGCGCGACCCAGGGGCTCCTCCTGGACCTGACCGACGGGACCGGCTCGGTCGGCGACGCTTTTGATAGCATGTTCGACCGGATCAAACAGCGGGCGCTCCAAATGGCGACCGAGAAGATCATCGAGTCGATTTTCGGCGCGTTCGGCACGGCCGGCGGCGGGGCCGGCGGCGGGACCGGAGGGATGTTCGCCAGCTTGATCGGCGGCCTGTTCGGCGGCGGTCGGGCCCAGGGCGGGGCGGTTATGCCCGACCGGATCTACCGCGTGAATGAGGACGGCCCGGAGATGCTCACGGTCGGCGGCCGGGAGTACCTCATGCCGGGCAACCGGGCCGGCCAGGTCACGCCGGTCAACAGCACGACCAACAACAGCCAGAAGCAGACCTTCAACATCAACCTCCCGCCGACGATCCCCAGGCGCACGGCTGAACAGGTCGCGTTCGAGGTCCAACGGCGCAACCGGCGAGCAACTGCGAGGAACTCATGAGCGACTTTATTGACGAACGGCTTCTCGAATGGGTCTCCTACGGCTTCGAGGGCGGGCCGACGTTCCTGACCGTCTCGGCCGAACTGGTCTCCGGCTGGGACCAGCGCAACGCCGAGCGGGTCCGGCCGCGACACCGTTACACGGCCCCCTACGACTCGGTCAAGGCCGAGTTCCATGATCTGCTCAAGGCCGCTTATATCGCCTGCCTGGGGCCCGAGGCGAGCTTCCGCTTCAAGGACTGGGCCGACTACAAGCTCGAGGACCAGGTCATCGGCACGACCGACGGCACGACCGACCAGGCCGTCCAGATCGTCAAGCCGTACACGTTCGGGACCCGCACGATCAACCGGCCGATCACTAAGCCCTGCGACTCGACCGTCTACAACATGGCGAACGGCTACGTCGAGGACGCCCCGGCCCTGGTCATTACGGCCGACGACGTCCCGATCACGCCGAGCGCGATCGACTACACGACCGGGATCATCACGCTCACCGAGGCGGCCGGGCAGATCCTCCGGGTCACTTGTCACTATGACGTCCCGGTTCACTTCGAGAACGACTCGCTTAACTTCACGATCGTCGAGTTCCAGGCGCACACCTCCCAGATCGCGCTGATCGAGGACTTCCGGGCATGAGATCTATCCCGCTCGCGCTGAATAATCACATCAAGGGCGGCCGGACCACGCTCTGCTACTTGCTCAAGATCCAGGCGAAAGACGGCACGATCATCGCGCTCACCAGTCTCGACCAGAACGTCAAGTTCGACGACGGCGGCGGCGAACTGACCTATCAGGCCGCGCTCGGCTATGAGGCCTCGCCTCGGGAGTATCGCTCGAGCTTGGACGTCGACAACTCCCAGGGCCGGATCCTGATCGTCGACGGCTCCGACTTTACCCTGCCCAAGATCCGGGCCGGCGTCCTGGATTATGCGAAGTTCTGGGTCTACCGGATCAACTACCTGGCCCCGACGGCCGGCTACTGGCTCGTCCAGCATGGCACGACCGGCGCGGTCAAGGCGGTCGACGGCCTGATCGGCCTGGTCGAGCTTCGCGGCATGACGCAACAGCTCAAGCAGTCGTTCGTCGAGCTTTACTCGATCACTTGTCGGGCCG